TCAAATGCTGCTCTTGCGTTTACTAAAGTCATTAGAAAATAACGTCAACTCTGAATAAGTACTCTTGACCACCACGCAAAGTTCTTACATCTGTAATCTTTGCAACTCTGGTCGATCCAGAAAATGTAAGAGTTATTTCGTCTGATAGTAGTGGTTGGCTATCTCCTATCAGGTCGGGGGTTATGTATATACGAGCTACATTTTCCTGAAAACCAGATTCCTCGGTAGATTGTACAAATTCTATGGGTACATCTATGTTATACGAAGTATCAGTTGTTGTTACTGCTCCTGTAGATGTGTTGTAAGAAGCAGAAGTCTTTCGTGTGTAAATGATTGATGTGTCTAGGGATTTACCTAAATCACTTACTACCTGTTTAGCTACATTGGCTAATAGTGAATCTAATTGACCTGCCATTATCCTCTAACCACCCTTAACTGAAAACTACCAGCACCACCTAGTACATAAGCTCCTAAATAACTTTGTAACCACGGGTAAACATCAAATACATTATTAACAGCACCACTTCCCTGACTATCAGTATTGTATTTAACCTGTATATCTCCTAACTTCACTTCAGAAAAATTACCATCAGTTCCACTACTTCCAATAATTGCATCAGTATCATTTGCTAATGCAAACGCTAATTCAAACTGTGCATATTTAATATTTTGAGGAATTAAAGTACAAGCTAATTCGACTCCATCTACCTGATAATTATTTCTAGGAAATTTTAATGCCTGTCCGTCATCACATCTATCTCCGTAATAAACTAAAGTATCAATCCATCTAGTCGCTGCTATAAGTGCTCTGTTCTTTTTATCATCCTGTTTATTATCCCATTGCGTAGAACTTGGGACAGTTTCAAAGTATGCGTCTGCTTCAGCTAATGTGACATAACTATTAGCATTAGCTCCTTTTATTGTTGCGTCTATAGTTGCTGCCACGATCTATAAAGTAATTTAGTTTTATTGTAGCGTAAAGAAAAAACCCCACCAATAATTGATGAGGTTTATAACCGCTAATCAAATAATATTAAGCAATATTAGATGTATCAAGAGGTGAGTTAACAACTAAACGTACGATTGGAACTAAATCTGCATCGTATGTTAATGCCCACTTGTTACCTGTAGCTAACTGAGCATTTGTTGGGTTGTCGCCAGCATCTACCCATTTAGTACCCATAACGTGATAAGCACTATGGTAGTCAACAGACATAACATCCTGCTTAGAAAGAATGTTTCTGTCTGACTCAATACCTAGAGGTGATTGCTGTCCTTCAAGAATTGTTCCTGACTTGATTAAGTAGCAGAAGAACTCAGTTTGATGACCAGATGCACCAGGAGGGTTTGTATTAACTTGTGAGTCAATAACAACATTCATTCCTGCAAACTGACCAATACTTCTTTCATTGATGCCAACACCACCGCCACCCCATTGGATGCCAGTTCCAGTTGATAATGCAGAAGTAGAGAATGTCAACATACCAACCTGATAGAGGTAGTAAGCAACAGATGGGTGAACTACGATTGTATCTAGTTCTTCTCCTCTTTCTCCAAGAAGTGATCTACCTCTTGCAACTGCTGACGCAGTTAAGAAGTTAGCTTCAGCAGCACCAGTACCAGCTTTTGCTAAATCTAAGTGATTAGCAGAAAGAGCAGATGCAAATAAACCTTGAAGATGGTTAAACAATCTTACTGAGTTTAATTTGTTGATAGCGTCTGCAATTTGGTTTCTGATGTGACCCATTGGATCTTCACCAGCTGCCAATACAGCTACATCATCAACAGCATAAGCAAAACCTCTATGACAGATAGTTGCGATCTGTGTTCCTGTACCGATTTTTTGTGGAGTTAAGAAACCACCGTTACCTGTACCCCAAGTTGCTGTACCATCTAAAATTTCTTCAGTTGGAGAGATTGGGTTAAATTCTGGAACTTGTATTCTTGTTCCACCTTCTGATGCGTCAAGAAGTGCGTTACGCACAACAGCACCAGATTTTATAAATGCACTACGCTCTTTTATAGCTTCGGAAACGTATGTGCTGAGATTATTTCTCTTTACGATGTCCGCTAGTAGGACACCGCCCGAATAATTCTGAAATGGAGCAGCCATTCAGATCACCTTTTTAAGTTTTGCGATACCCTAATCACAGATAAGGGGGTCAATTTCACAGAAATTAACTATTTAGTTTTAGCCTCTTGCTTGAGCACGGCTGCAAGCTGTGGGTCTTGCTCTAATAGTAGCATTTGTTGAGTGAGGTTGCCCGTTTTCCAGGGGTTTGCCTGACCTGTACCAGCGTTTGCAACTGGACTTGGTTTTGCTCCCATACCAGCAGCACTACTAGGTTTGAAATGATGTTCGTAACCACTACCAGGGTTTTTAAGACTGTTGAGATAGACGTTTATATCTTGTTCGACTCCACCATTAAGAACAACAACTTTACCTTCAGCGTTCTTTTGTAACTTTCCTTGTAACAAAGAAAGCATCTGCTCTGCATTTATAACTCCTTGATTGCTGATAGCTGCGAGTGCTGTTGTCCTTGTAGAAGCTGTTTCGTGAGAGTTTTTCATCTCCTCAAGCTGTTGAGATAAAGTTAGTATTTGTTGCTCTTTATCCTGTGCTGTTTTATTAGCTTCTTCCCAAAGGGTTTTCCATTGACCCTGTTCTTCTAAATCTTTGGTTCGTTTTTCCTCTTTCTGTTTATAGACATCATCTAATTTAGTTTTGATGCCTTTAAATTTTTCTTGTGCTTCAGCAGCTTCTTTTCGTGCAGCAGCTACTTGTGCTTCAAAGTCCGCTTTTATAGCATCAAGATTTGGTGCTTGTGGTTGTGAAGGAGTGTCAGCCACAGGCTGTTCAGCATTGGTCACGGACTCAGGCTGAATTACTTTTTCTTCGATTGCCATAGATTATTTTTCAGTAGATGTTTTTGTAGTAGTTTCAACTTTAGTTACTTTCTTTGCAGGTTTTTTAGCCTTTTCTGTTGAAATCTCAGATTTATGTTCAACGAGTTCCCATTTATAAGATCCATCAGATTGAAGAACCTTGTCCAAAGATTTAGCCATAGTTTTAAAGTACTTATTTAATATTCTAGCAGCTTATTCAGATTTAACCTCATTCGCTGTTGGTAATACTTCACCTTGTACCAAAATATCTCTAAATTCATCTCTATCAATGACTTGCTGATCGAATAATGATGTTAATGCTGTAATATCTTGTCCAATTAGTCTTTCAATGTCGAAGTCTCTGCTTATTTTTACTTCAGGTGGTTCGATTCCAACATATTCGGCAGAGAGATTAAAGGCTTTTTGTAGCTTTTGCTCTAATTCCATTGATACCATTGCAAGCATAGAGTTTGTGTCTACACGATCCAATCTTCTAGCATCTGCTGATTCAGCTACAAACTTCTGTTGTGATAATGTACTAATGCCTAATGTTGCCATCTGCATTTGTAGTTCTTTTATTTCTGCGGATTGTGCCTCAAATGCACTAGAAGCTGGTTCAACATAATAAACTTTATTTCCTGGCTGAGTAGCCATTGCATAATTAACACTTATAGCTAAATCTTTTGTCTGATCGTCATATCCTTCCATTACCAGCATCGGTTGTGATGCAACGTGCAAACTATGTATTAAATCAGCTTGTCTTTGAAAATGTGCAAGATTTAAATATGCAATATCTAATAAAGGTGGCTTACTGACTAAATTATCTGTTTTACCAGAATAAATAGTGACAAGAGGTATTTCACCTAAAGAAAATTCTCCAGATTCTACTTGTTTATAGTCTTTGTCAGTAGTAGCTACTTCAAATTCACCAGCAGAACTACCATCAGAAACATCGTACATTTCCTCTAACTGCTCTTTTTTACGAAATACTCTATATCTTCCAGGTTCTATAACTCTTACCTGATCAAAAACTTTTTCCCCGAACTGACCACTTGGTAAAACAGCTTTTTCTGCTATTCTTGCTTGTACCAAATTCCCGTAATTAGATTCTCTATCTAATCTCCAACCATACAGATTTGTCGGATCTACTTCGATCCAGTATGGCCTACGATTCTGTTGCCTCTCTTCAGCAAGACTTAATGCACCAGAAGGTGCAGGATAATCTACAAGAATATGACTTTGACCATAAGTTAATGAACACATCAATATTCTTCTTGCATATTCATCTAAATCGGATTTACAACCATCAACATCCATTTTGAACATTTCAGTCCAGTATGGATCACCTGTTAAGGTTATTGGTTTACGAAGTACAAGACCTGCTGCTGCTCTTATTAATCTCTGAGTAAAAGGACTAAATACTGCTCTGTTTACCCTTGCAAGATAGGCTTCATAATCTTCTCTTGGTTCTAGAGGTAAAAATGCTTCGCTATTTGTTCTTAAGTAGTCAGTTCCTTCGCTGACAGCTTTCATTATTTCCCAACCCTTCATCATGTCTAGAACTGCTCTGGTTCTAGTAAAAGGACTATCTTCACCACCTGCGGAAGTTGATGAAACTATGTTGGTTCGTATTGGACCTGGGATTGAATAAGTCATGTCAGCACTTCCATCTCCTTAATGCTAATGCTTTTCTGGTTGGTCTGCCTTTACTATCTTTCATTGGGCCTTTGACTCCTTTCATTCTGGCACAAAAACTCTTCCTTCTTGCTGCTCTTTTTCCCGTAGGATTACTTTCTGTTACTGGTGCTTTTAAATTACTTCCTGTGGCACGATTATATTTAGCTCGTCCTTTTGCAGTCAATCCACCCTTCTTAGACTTTTCGCCTCTACCTACAGATAAACTAACACCTTTACGTTTTTTCATTTTCCTACCTTCGCCTGTGCCTTTTTATGGGCTTGGGTAAAAGTATCTCCTGCTCTCATTCGCCTTTTCATAAACTCCATATGCTTTGCAGTATGGTGCTCAGAATGTTCTTGAAGTTTATTTTTTTGACGAGTAGTGAGTTTCACTTCTTTTTCCTTTTTTTCTTTTTAGCATTTAACTTTTTTAAGTCAGCACCAGTAATCTTATCCCGTGGTGGAGCAACAGCAGCAAGTTTGCGTTGCTTCGCTGAGTAAGATTTTTTAGGCATTATGCACCGTTAGTAATAGCACCAGATGTTACGAAGCTAACACTTACAGTCTCAAGATCACCTGTCTGAGCAGATAAAGTTGTATTTTGAACAATTCCAGTAAAACTTACTTTTTTAGTGCCAGAGGTGTCTAAAAATAGTTCAAATTGTGCGTCTGCTGGATCTTCTGTTGTTAAAACATCAGCAAGTAAATTAGCTGTTTCGTTTCCACTAGCTGCTGTATATAGAAAATCTATTGACCCTGATCCAGAAATAAGACCACCTACAAAACTTCTAGATGTTGCTCCATGAGCAGTTACATCAAGGGTGTCCTTTGTTATGTCAAGTGACCAGCCAGTAGTTGAAACTATTACTTCAGCAGTTCCAGATCCGTTTATGAATTTAACAGAACCTTCTTCTCCACGAAAAAATGCCATTGTCCTAAGAAAAAAGAGTATTTATAGATAGTTTAACTTGTTGTTGACTTTTTTACAGTACCTTTTGACATTTTTGCTTGATATTGTTCACATCTGACATCCCACAGAGCAGGATTACGCTTGCCTTTGACTGCTTCGATGATGTCTAGCATTGCGTCAGTGATTTCTGTCATTTTTTGGTTTTAGTAGATTTTTTTCGCCTATGTTGATAGGTTATCTTCTTTTTACCAGTTTTTTCACGTTTAAACCTTTCTTTCTCACTTTTTGTCATTTCACCTACAGTCTTAGGTGTCTTACTTGAGACACGTTTCTTTGGTCTACAGGCTGGATAAGCTCTATTTTCTCCTTTGGAACGACCACAAGGTTTACCAGTTTTGACATCTACCCAGTTTTCTTTAAACCAACGGGTTAATCCACCACTACTTCTTGCCACGTTTTTTCTCCACTCGGTAAGTACCACCACGTTTTTTGTACTCACGGACCAGCCAAGCATTAGCGTAGGCAGAAGGGTAAACTTTGAACTTGCGTTTGGCTTCTGATTTTACTCTTGAGTATAAAGTTTTATTTACAGGAACATTCGCCACGTTTCTTACCTCCCTTTTTCTTTTTCTTCTTACCTTTTGGTTTCATTGAACCGTAAGCCATAACAAAAAGTGTCTCTTAGTATATTCTAAACGAAGTTTGGCCTAGTGTCTCTGGTTTTGCGAGATTGAATTGTTGGAGGCAGAGGTAGCCGAAAGCGTCAAATGCGTGATCAACCCCTAAATTTTTGTTTGGCATACCTGTGTTTGGAGCGTAAGTTAAAGTTCTGAGGGATTTTATTAATTCTTTACAGCGTGGGTGGATTAAAGTTCGTCTTTCTCCTGCTGCGTCATATAGTGCAGTGTTTACGGATGTTACTTTATCTCGTATTTTCCAGGGGGCTTTGGGGGAAGATACTGTGAATCCGCTTCTGCGTAGGATAGTGTGGTCCGTTGAACCTACTCCTGATGTTTTTC